CCGTCTTTGTAAATAAAACGGTTGAGGAGTTTGATTTTCTAAAGAGCTTGGCAGTGTCTTTAAATGACACAATAGGATCGCCACCGACTTGTGGCATGAGCGTGAAGTTTGCGTCAGCGCCGCCGGATAGCTTTGCGCGGTTTAGTATGTCTGACGTGTTGTCGTTCGCCTTCTGCTGAGCCGCCAGTAACGCTGCCATCCACTCGGCAGCTGTCCGCGTGTCAACCGTCTGGTCCGCGGTGATATCGAATTGATTCGGGTCGCCAAAGGCAGCCGCTTTTTGCGCGTAGTGGAACGCAGAATATAGGCCAGAACTAACCTCGGTATCTTCGGCTTCGCTTGCCCACTTCTCAGCCAGGGCTTCGGAGGCCAAGGAGGCAGATGCTGAGATGCTGGCCGCGCTGCGGTCCTGTGCCGTAGCTGTTGCATCTTGCCCTGTGGCTACTCTATCTTCGGCTGCTGCAATTTCACTGTCGGCGGCATTGCTTTCGGCTAACTCTGCGGCCTGCTTGGCCGCTTCCACGTCCGACACGTTGATTGCCATATCCAGATTCGTGGTGGCAAAGGTCGCCCCGGAGGTATAACCCAGAGTCACCACGTACAGGTTCTTACTGGTGGGGTCGCGCAGAACGTCGTTGAGGAAATAGTCAGTGGTCGCGGCCCAGTCGCCCCGGTAATTAAAGCCGGAGGTCAGTGCCAGATTGCCGTCTGAATCAAAGCCCAGCACCTTGCGCCGACGCTGCAACGGCGTGGCGTCAAACTCCTGACTTAGCATGCCTTCCTCGAAAGGAAACTTCAGGGCGCGACGGGTGTCCTTCTCGACCTCTTCCAAACCCGTCTGAACCTGGTCGAACTTATCTTCGACTGCACTTGCCTCGACGGTGGTGCCTGGCTGAAAGCGCTGGCCAGCGTCGGAGTTGTCGTAATACGTATCAGCCACGGCGGTTTCTCCTTATAGCGAAACTCAAGTCATACCCCAGCAGCTCATGCGGCTGATTGGTGGACTCTGAATAGATGGCGAAGTTGATCGAGGTGCCGGTACCGGTAATATCCAGCGGCTCTTGGCCAAGAAACGGCACGGACCACTGAAGCTCATCCCAGTTGGCGGTGTCCCAGAGTCCTCCCCCGAGCATGAAATTGATCGGCTGCCTTCGCGGTGCAGCGGTTTCAGTGCCGCCATAGTCGAAATCCGGCAAGACCCAAATGCTGGCGTTGCTGCCGGAGCGCACATCGAAAAAAGCCCGGCGGAAACGCTTTCGGGTGGATGGAGACTTGAGGTCGGTATACGCCAGCGTCAGAAAGGCGCGAATGGGCTGACCGTTAAAGCTGTTGCCGCTGTCCAGTCGATACACCAGGCCCTTGTCGTCGCCAAACATCAGGAACTCTTCCCCGCTGGACAGCTCGGAGCTGTGACACACGGCCACCTGATCTGGAAACCGGACTTGCCCAATCCCGGTCGGGCTCACATACAGTCCGCTGCCGTCGTCAAAGAAGACGCGGTATTGCGCCTTGGTCCTTGAGATGCTACTGGCCACCACTCGGTTGGCCAGTTCGTTGTCTGAGAACAGCGGCTCCACCGCCGCACCTGGCTGCAGCGCGGTAAAGTCCCCGAACTCTTGTGCCGCCCGCAAAGTGGTGACCCCGCGCTCGGTAACAAAGTACGGCATAAGTAGCGATTGTGCGGAATAGCTGCGACAACCCACGCCTGGAATGGTGACCTCCAGTTCAAAATTCGGCGCGCTGGTGCCTCTGAGCAACTGCACGCTGTCCCGCGTGAGCACATGAAGAACCCCGCCGACGCCGCGAATAATGCCGGTTAATCGCTGGCCTACGCCAATCTCGCCAGCACCGCCGGTGGATGCGTCATAGTTGGCCGGATCGCCAATGCCGGAGAACTGCAGGCTGCCTTTCGGGAAGCCCAGAAACAGGTGGTTCTGGTGCAGGGCGATCATTGTGGCGCCGGCTGGTGCGTCGGCAAGAATGGTCAGGGAACCGTCCTGCGCCAGCTCAAACGGCTTTGCGCCGCCCACGCCATACAGGGCGTTGCCCGCATCGGTGGCGTAGGGGTTGCCCTCATCGAACTCATGCCGGTTTGGTGATAGCTCGCCGCCCGTGCCGATTACCTCCCAAGTGGCACCGACCAGACTCAACCTGTAAAGGGTAGCCGTGCCGGCGGTAGCGTCTTCGCGAATGGCGTATTTCCGGTCGTAGAACGTGGCCACACCAAGGACAGGCCCTTGCCCCGGTACTTCCGGCCCCATCTGCGCATAGCCCTTAACGCTTCGGTATCCGCCGTTCACCGGCGTCTCATAATTCACGCACGCGAGCGCAGCGCCGGGCGCCATCTGCCGGGTAGGCGTAATCAGATCAAGGCCGCCGCCGAGTTTGATGTATGCAGATCGACTCACGCTAAAGGCCCTCCGGGCGTCATGGGCGGCAGCTCCATCGCCACCATTTCTTGAAGGATTCCGGCCTCGCCGGAGCGGGCAGCCTGAACCACCTCTGGGGCGTTCTCGTACAATCCGTAATACAGCATGGCGCGGTAGACGATCACCATATGGTAGCGATCAGGGAGTCGCGGCGCATCGCCGCCTTCAATCAATGCCTGCGGCGTTCGCCAGTATTCAAAGGTGACTTGCCCGTCCTGGTCCGGCGATGAGTCCAACACAAGGACTCCATCGGGCCTTTGCGTGATGAACCTTGGGTAGGTGTCGCTGTCCTGTACGTCGTGCTTGCGGAACTCAGCCCAGCGCTGGGCCAGCAGCGTTCTGTCATTGCACTTTAAAGTGGCCTTGTCCCACGTGCCCAGGTCAGCCGGCGGTGAATAAGTCCGAAGGCCGATTTCGACCGGTACGCTGGCTTCAGCCCACGTAAAGCGCCAACTGTGCCGGCTCAACTGAATTTCCAGCCAGGCTTGCGGCACCCAGCTTACAAAGCGAGCGTATTCGCCATGTTGAGCACTCACGCTGGCAGGGCCTGAGCCGGCAGCGCCCACTTCCTGGCGCAAGCGCTGACAAAGCTCCAGAAAGGTCATCAGTTAAGCCTCGCCAGTGACTTCACGCAGGATTTGAAACGGATAACTCTGGACTTCCGTCATATTCATCTCTGAGTCGTAATGTCGCTGAACGGCAGATTCCAGTACGCCAACAATCGACTTCGACACAATGACCTTTTCGCCGCGCTTGATAACGAAGCTCCTGCCATTGACGCCGCCTTGAACTGGCTGTTTATCCTGCTCATGGGTTGAAATGATGATCTCGAACTGCCGCTCTTTGGCGTTGCCGGTAACAACGGGTGCTGACTTTGACAAAGGCACAGCCTCGTCGCCCAGGGCTGCGTTGATTTTCTTGCGCAAGTTCTCAGTGCCGATTTTTTCTGGATAGTCCAGCCCAAGGGTTTGGGCCATATCTGCCAACTCTTCACGGCTCATGGCCTGCGTATTGATGTCGCTCATAACGGTGTTCCTTTAACCAAATAAAGAAAACCCCGGCACGAGGCCGGGGCTGTTGGGGTTGCTGGCTTACAGGGCAGAGGCCGCAGTTTCGATCCTAGCCTGCCATCCTTCGTTAAGAACCTTCGCCACGTAGTAGGCTTTCCAGCCCACCGAGCCGCGTTGGCCCAGCTGGTCACCACCGCGAGGCGTGTTGGGGTTCAGTACCATCGGCGTGATCGCACCGGCGCCCTTGAGCGGGATCAGGCCGTAAGCCTCTTTACCAACAATGACGATGGGGTACACGTCGGCATTAGTGCCGTCGGTTGAGATCACGTCGTTGGTGGCTGCGAGGTCGCCCGCACTGGCAAAGCTGTCCAGCACCGGGCTCAGGCAGTAACGCACGTCCTCCACCTTGCCGATTTCATACGGCAGCTGACTCATGGAGCCGTAAAGCTCGGTGGGGGTGAAGCCTTTGATGTCCCGAATGTCCGCTTCCAGGTCTGTGTGCGCAAACGCAATGAACGCCGCATCCACAGGCTCGGTTGCGTAGTTCGGAGAGCCACCAACCATGCTGGTGATCTTCTTAGCACGATTGCCCTTGAGAGAGCGCGTAACAGCACGTTGCTTGTCCAGGCTGTAGACGGAGTTGACCTCGCTGCGCTGGGTGCCATTGGCGAAGAGCACGTTGGTACCCGCACGAATGGCGCCCCAGGTCTGATACTCGATGGTTTCTGCCGCTTGTTCACCGCACAGCATCGACGCATCGGAAAGAACGGGGTCTTCGGCCAGGTCTTGGATTACGTCGGTGATCTCGGTCCAGGCGCCCCACTGCTTGATCTGAACGGTCACGTCTTCGTAAGCCATCTGCTGCGAAGACGGTGTAACACCCTCGCTCATGGCCACAGTGACGTTCGCGAACGGTACGGGCCGACGGAATTTGACGGTGTCCGCTTTGTTCTTGGGCAAGGGCTTGGACTGGCCGAACTTGGACAGAACAAGAATGGGCTCTGCGTGAGAGAGCATTTCGGTAGCTGCGTATGCTGCAGTACGCTGGGAAATATCGCCGTAGCTAGTGATAGTCATGATAATTAACTCCAATCAAATTTTTGAGTTACCGCGCTTTCTTTTTCGCGGCGTAGTGTTCAAAGGCCGCGTCAAACTCTTCTGGGGCTCCACCGCGTGTCGCCGCGCCACGGCGGCTGACGGTCTGGGCGTTTTCCAGTCGGGCTTTTCGCTTGTCGTGCTTTGGGGCACGGCTGTTTTCATCGCCCGCTCCAGACGTTCCCTTGTAGAAATCCAGTAACGCGGACGCATCGTCGGCGCTTTCAGACCCTGCTAAGGCTTGAATGGTGGGGTTCTGAGTTTTGAGCCATGTATCAAATTCGGGCGCATTGACCACTTCTCGCCAATCGGTATGTCGGCTATCTAGGCGGACGTACTCTGACTGAAGTTGCTGCTGATGGGCCTGCTCTTGCATGGGCTGCACAGTTGATCGCAGTTCTGCGACTTCCTGTTGTAATTGCGCCTGCTTTGCCTGGTCTGCTTTGAGACGAGACTCGAAGGCGCGGGCCATATCGGGGAAGTCCTCTTTAAACTCCTTCCAGTCATCAACTCCCATGGAGTCCGCCATACCCTGGCGCTGCTGGTCGTCGTCTTGAGTCTCTCCGTTCTGGTTGGTGGCTTTGGCAGCTTCAAGCTCTTTCGCTTTACGCTGGTGCTCGTTGATCTGCCGTTGATAGGCGCCCAGGCGTCCGCGCTGTGAGGCGTCGGAGTGGCGAAGGCGCTCGTTTTCGGTTTCAAGGGTTTTCAGTTTTTGGGACAGATCGTCAGGTTGATCGCCTTCTTCCGCGTCGTCGTCAGGTTCCGCGTTGCGGTCGTATTCGTCGCGCTCATCGGCAGGCGTTGATGATTTTGAATATTCCTCAAAGGCGCTTTCAAAATCCTGATCTTCGCTGGCGATGGAGTCATCATCCTGCGGCTTGTTTAGCGGCTGGTCTGTCATAGCGGTTCTCCCGAACGGCTGGGGTTAGTAACTTGGATTCGGCTGGTTGCCCGGCTCCAGTTCTTCGCTCGCGTGTGCGAGTAAATCGTCAATCACGCGGATTTCGCCGCGCAATTTGTCGTTTTTGGTTGAGCCATTAATCAGGGACAGGACGCTGTTTTCACGGCGTTCCTGCAGCCACTGCTCAATGTCTCGCCATGTGTCGGCGTGCTTATCAATGGCCATCAGTAGCTATCCCAGCCATTGGCCATATTCTCCTGCCTTGCCAGGCGGTCGTTCTGGCGCTCACTGAGCTCGGCGGCCTTTTGATCGCGGTCCGCCTGGATCTTGGCAGCGGTTTCGCGCATTTTTACCTCCAAACTCTGGCTTTCAAGGCCTACTTTGGCCTCCAGTTGCGCCATGGTGATGCCTTCTTTCAGCGCGAGCCCTGCGCGCTGGTACTCTTGCTCACTCTGCAGCTGGGCAGCTTTGTATTCCCGCTCCCACTCCTTTTGGTCCACGTCAGACTGCAATCGCTGTGTGGCGAGTTGGTGCCCTGCTTTCTTGATCTCCATCTCAAGCATGGCCATTTGATCTTCGGGGCTCGGCTCGTCGCCCTGCTCGGCTTTCCGCGTTTTCATTTCTTCGTCGGTGTACGTGACGGTATCGACCTGCACCTGCATCGTGCGCAGGATCTCGCGGTATAGCCCGGCCCAGTTGGTCAGCTCGGCGAAGATGGGGTTCTGTGCAGCGACCTGGGACAGCATCATCAGCTTTTCCTGCTGCTCTTCACGGGCAATCAACACAGATGTGCCGCGGGCAACGATGTCGAAGTCGCCTTTTATCTCCGGGCGGTCGGTGTACATCATGTGGTAGTCGTAGAAGCGGCGAACAGTAGGCGCTGTAACGCCGTCGTCGAAGTTCTTGACCGCGGACCGCAGCACGATGTTGGAGTTGTTCATCAGCATCTGCATGCCGCCGAAGGTCTTTCCGCCTGCACCGGAGCTCATGCCCTCACCCTGCAGCAAAATCGGCAGGTTGGTTTCGGTGTCGGCCAACTTCTGGGCGGCTTCAAAGATTGCGAACAGTCCGGCCTGGTTGTTTTGTATCTGGTAGGACTGGAAGGCGTCGCCCACAGGCTCGTCGCCGGTGTCGAGCCACACCTTGTTGGGCCGGATCGCCCAGTTTCCGTCTTGTGGCACAACCGCGCGCTTTTTCATCACGATTTGCGGGCCTGCTGACACCGCGGCGTTGTCCATCATCATGCGCCACGAGGCGTTGACCACTTTTTGCGGCTGGCGCATCAGATACGGGATACCAAAGCCGAAGATGCTGGAGTCATCTTTTTCCCAGTTGAATACGCTGTACGGTAAGTCGCCGGATTCCAGCGGGTTGATAGCGGCTTTAATGACGTGGCCGCCGACCATTAGCACGCAGCCGGTGTATTCAACCAGCACGTCATCGTCGATGTCTTCGCAGCCACACGCCTTCAGTTCATCCTTGTCCAGCGGCCCCCAGTATTCCCACAGCTCGTACTTTTTGCCGTTGGTGACCGTATCCACACCTGTGATAGCGCGCAGCTCCTGGCGGCGGTCCTGTGCGATCTGATGGCCGCCATCGTCTTCCAGAGCTCGGCGCAGCTGGCCTTTAATGACGCCCGGCAAATCAGCCAGTTCGCGCAGCTGTTTGCGATTAAGGAGCTTACGCTCAAACCAGAACTCGGCCTCTTCTGCGCTGGCAGCGGACATATCGGGGAACGCATCCCAAGGGTCTACCCGCTCAAGTCCGGCGCGCAGCTCGTTCTGTACCTCAATCGTGCTCTGACCGGTTTCCGGGTCAGTGATCCAGGCCCGCCGGGTGCGGTTCACGACTTTCGGGCCTTTGAGGATTCCGGTACCGACCTTGCAGGCGTCCTCGATAACGTCGCGGGCGTGGGCGTTGTAATTGGCCTCTGCAAAGTCATCCTCGATCTGCTGCTGCATGTGGCGGGCGGCTTCGTCGGCCTGCTTTTTGGCGTCCTTCTTTTGTGCTTCCGGGTCCGGCGCCTGCTGCTGCATGCCCTGATCCATCCCGGGCTGCATCGCGGGGTCCATGCCCGGCTCTGGCATTGGTTGGCCCTGCTGCTGCATATCAGCTTGCATCGGTGCGCCGTTGGTCGCGCTCATCGCTGGAACGGGTGTGCTCTTTACGCCAAAGTTGGTGTCATCGTTCGGCAGGAGCATGTCACCCATGCGAGCAATGCCGGCGCGGGTCTTGTTGCGCGTGATGTTGACGAACACCTGGGAGCTGCTGTTGTCAATCATCCGCTTGGTTTCGTCGGACGTGTACTCGCCGTGGTACTGGCGCAGATCCGCAAGCCAACGGGTTTCGATCATCTGGCGTGCGGCCACTTGCTCTTGTGCCAGACGGTCGAGCTTGGAGCCCAGCATGTTCAGGTTTTCTTCCTGCCGAATCTGATCTTCGTCCGAATCGTCCGGTGTCGCCTGGTCGTCTTGCATATTAATATCCTGCGGTCGGGTCGCCGGGTAGGTAGCTGTTGATGGACTGTTGTGCGGGGCGGGTAATGGCGGTGTTTATCTTCAAAATTCCGTAGCGAAGTGCGTCCATACAGTTATGAACCACCACCCCGCTCTCTACAGCGAACGCCTCGGTTTCAGGCACCGTCAGGCAATACACATCACTCTTGCTTGCGCTTTGAACGCGACAAACTTTCGTTAGAGCAAAGCTTTGAGCATGTCTTTGTTTTTGAGTATCGGTCGATCTCAAATTGGGCCTGACAAATCTTGCAGCTCCTTGCTTCATTATCAACGCCTGACGCCCTTCGCCACGCTGACTTGCACTTGTTAGAGCAAAACCTGTTAGTGAACTTTTTGTTTGACTGAAAAGGTGAGCCACACTGTTCACAAACGTAATTAGCAATCTGATACAACTTGTGCCTGTTGTTTTCATAGTGCTGTTTGTGCCAGCGCCAGCCGGCTTCACTCCTATGCCAGGCTTTTGCCCCTTCGACGGCCTTATCTGAAAACCCCCGTCCATGGCCCTTGTGGTGATGGCTAAGGTGTTTCCCGGCCTCGACAAGCTCAAGGTTCTCCGGCTGGTTGTTCCCTCGATCATGGTCGATATGATGAACGTGCCAGCCGTCCGGTATTTCTTGCCCGTTAGCCGCCCGCCAAACAGTCCGGTGAAGGCGGACGCCATCGCGCTGGTAATACTTCCCGCATAGGTAGTAACGAGTCCCTTCAAATTCTTGAGCGGTGCCTGATAAGACGTTGACTTGCATTGTGATTTACCTTTGATGCTTTGCGATACTGCATTATAGCAAAACTTACCCGATAAATCCCTTGCCTCCACCCATCCGTCGGCTGTTAAAAACAGATGGTCTGGAGTGCAGATCACCTTGGCCCCGTCCTCAAAGATTACTGTTACCGTCTCTTGGTCAGTAGCCGTCAAGCGGCAGTTGTTGTAGTCGGTCCACTTTCCGCCAATCGTTAAAACCTTACCCTTGGTGCCGACCATATCCCTGATCTTTTGCTTTCCTTCAGAGGTTATTACCAGCGTGTCAGGGTGCAGGCAGTGGTCGTTCTCTTTCACGATCCGGCCCTTCTCATCACGTCGATACAGCCTAAGCTCGCCCAGCGTGTGCTGCAGTGTGCTGAATATCTTGAGTCGGCCCGTTGATAGTCGGTCTAGCACTTCCATCAGCCCTGCTTCCACGGCCTTGTTTGCTTTGTGAAGGATCAGGCCCTCGTCTTCGTACAGCTTCCACAGCGTCTTACCGTCTACCTGTGAGCGGCCACGAGCCGCGGTGTCGATCACGCCGGGTATCCAGTCACCTCGCAATCGAATGCCTTTGGCGTGTATGGGCGCTTCGGCCTGGCCCCGGTAGTGCTCCGAGTAGGCGTACACAATGTCGGTATCGCGGTCGTGGGCCAGCCAGATTGCAGCCGTTTTCTTCCAGCCTACGTCCAGCCCGTACATGCGCGGGAACCAGGGCGGGATTTGAAATGGGTCAATAACGAAGTCTTCTTCGGGGACCGGATAGATTGCGCCAGCGCCGAGGCTGGGGTTACCGTTCATTCGTGCGTCGAGTTGGTGAGGACTGATGCTTTTGGCCATATCGTCTATATCTTGCTGTTTTATATGGGGAACATGACTCCAACCTGCCTGAACGACGTATCGGCTCAATTACCCACCAAAAACTTAGCGCCAGCGACGTCCATCTCATCGCCTGTTTTGGCCTTCGGGTACAGATGTCGAGCAATGCCCAGGGAAATCATGCCCTGCTTAATGTCCTTTTCAGCGACCATTGCGACGATCTTGTCCCGCACTGCGGGGTTACAACTCTCCGCCGGCGCGTTTACTTTTGTTTCTGGTCGTTGGATTGTGTTCATTCTGCAGCCTTCCCGTGTTCGGTCGCTTCCGGGGCTGCTTCCAGCTTCCAGTCGTCTCGGAATGTGAACGACAGCGTGTAATCCATATCCGGGCTCTCGCGAATGTCCATCACGTCGCCGCTACGAAGGTGCATAAGGATCGTTTTGCCGGCTTCATCCCACGCCCAGTAGCCGCCCCATTCGGGCAGCGTAATGGCGTGTCCGCGCTTGAGGTAGCTGAATGCGGCTTGAAACTTCATAAAGGCACCTGTTCGTGTTTGGCTTCCAGAAAATCGACAACCAGCGGGGTCAGGCCGGACAGCGGCGTGAAGGTCATTATTACCAGCCCTCGCGTGGTCATGGTTCGTATCAGCGCCTCGTCGTACACGTCCTTGGGCACCTCTTCATCCATCCACACAAAATCCTGCTCTGTACCTTGGAAGATTTTTCGACCTTGCTCATAGCTGCGCAGCATCAAGCGACTGGTGCCGCCGCTTATGTGCTCGACGGTAATTCCTTCGTAGAGGTTGGCAACGCCTCGTGCGGGTGTCGGCTTGCCCAGCTTATCGCCAGGCAGCAGGCCGGAACCGAACTCTGGAGTACCCCAAAGACCGCCGAGCAGTTTGTTCTGGATGATGTCGCGGGTGGTTGTGCTGGTGTCGCCTGCGGCAAGGCATTGAACTGGGCGGTCAAACCTTCGACCTTCCCACCAATCGGGGTAGTCTCCGGTCATGTGATAAGCCAAATGGACGCCGCCTGCGACAGTTTTTCCAACACGATTTGCCGCAAGAAACAAGACCTCTCGATGTTGAGAGCTGGCCCGGAAAAACTCCATGTGCTTCGGATACAACTCACGCCGGTACGGTCCGGTCTCTGGGAAAAGCTGCTTAATGAGCGTTTGATTTTTGCGCCTGACCTTTTCCTCCAGCGCCTTTACAAGAGCCCGCTTGGCGTCCGCGCTATCACTGCCCATTCCCTGCCTGCTTAGTTAGTGCGGCAATACGGGCGTCCAGGTCGTCGTCTGCCAAAACTCGCTCGGGGGAGTGATCCGGGCTTTCTTCATCCATGTTGAACGCCTGGCGCTCCAGCTTTATGCACTTGCCGAGGGCGTCAACGCCAGAATTGAGCGAACGGGCGAACTCGTTGTGGTTTTCCTCGTCCACGGTCATGCCTGAAAGCGTGACGGCAAGCTTTGCGGAGATGCCCTGCCACTTAGAAATAAGGGTTCGATGACCCCTGACGACCTGGGTGATTTCATCCGATGCAGAATCAATAATGTCGGAGTCGGTACGAATGCCTGAGCCCGTACCTGTAGTTCGTACCAACTTCGACTTAACCGCACTACGAACGCTGCCGCTTAGGTCTCTCTGCCAGCCGTCGCGCTTGGCTCGCTTCCTGATTGCTCCCTCAGTAATGCCGTGCTCTTTGGCAATAGCCATAACGCTTTTTATGCCAGCGCTGAACTTCGCCTCTATCTCGTCCCAGTCGTTCTTTGTAGCCATAGATCAGATACGCGGCCCTTGGGCGGCGCCTCCTTTGAATAGGTGCCGGGCGTCTCTCGACGTGCCGGCGGTGGTTGGCGGTGCCTCACGGCAGGGCCTGGGCGGCGTCTCTCGACGAGGCCAAACTGGTTTACTCGACCTGTCCGCCGCCGGAGCGGTCAAACGACACATCGCAGATTATGTTGGGGGTGCCTGATGTGCTGAACCGGTAGACAACGGTCCCCACGACGTCAACTATGTCATAAGAATTTTCGTCGTATTCTTTGACCGTATACCACGAGCCTGCGACGTTCAGCTGCAGACTGATGGTCGATCCGTTCCAGTCGCCATTGAGAAATATTTGGATGCGAGACGACCGCGATGTTATGCGCAGCGCTGAGTCGCCGGCGGTGTTGATGTCTGTAATGAGTGCCATGGCTTAGCCCCGTGTAGGTATTAAAAAACCCGCTCATGGCGGGCCTGTGTGATTTCGTGTGGCGGGCTAGACGGAATCCTGCTCTACCCGCGTCAACCCTAGCGCCGCAATGTGATCCTGAGCTGACTCCAGCCTGTCGCCCAGTATCACCGCGATAACATCCGGCGTTGCAATGCCGCCGTTTATCTGCAATAGCGCTTGTGCTCGTGTGGCGGCTGCCAAGTCCATGTCGGGCGCGTGGTCAGGGGCTTGTAATGGCTGGCCTGCTATCTGTGCGAATATTGGCTTGGCGACTGTTGAGCAGACTGCGTACAAGTTGCCGTCTGCGTCTTGCCACGTTGCTGTGGTGAATGTGCGATCGTCTGCGCTGGACTCGCCAAGCGCCAAGGCCAGTTGGTTGGCGTCTGGCATGTGGGCGGCTGGGGCGGCTATTGTGGCGAGTTGCTGGTATTCAGTCGTCATCTTAATATCCCCCTGTTACTGTAACTGCCCAGCCGCGTGAGCGTAGTGTGTCAATAGCCGGTTGCCCTGTGGCTGCTGATGGGGCTGATCCACCTGACTGACCGAATTTTCTTGTGCCTGTTGCTATGCCTGAAATTACTAATGAGACTAGGATTCCATCTATGCTAGCTTCGTTTAGGTTTGTGGCATCAAAAGCGCGGTCTAAATTGCCGCCTTTAATGTTGTCGAAAAAGTTGGCAGGGAAATCGACTAATTCAGCATTGCTATACCAAG